GTCATCACTGGACTTTCATTAATGCACTCGTGGATAGACTACAGAAGCGATCCAATCTGTGGAGACCTACGGACGGAGATGTTGAGCGGTGACATGATAATGATGGATGCGTTTTGGAGGGACATGGGATTGAGCGATTGCCAGTTTATTCGCACTCGCAAGTATATGTGGAAGGAACACGTCAAACAATTGATTCCAGAAAGATCAGCCGATATTGACATGCTCAATGATCAAGCCTACTTTGACACTAAATTTACCTTTATGCCGCAGCAATACAACATCCGCAGGGAAGGTTTTCTTGCTTGGGATGAATATTGGTATCAAGCTGAACGCATGGGGACTTTCATTGTAGACCCTGAGACGTATGAAAGTACGGAAGTTGACTTCACAAAAGAAGAATTGGAAAGGTTAAAATATCAATATCCAAAGATTGTTATTGTAAAAGAAAAGGTTCCTACAGTACATCTAGCGATTATTATTAATGGAGTTTGCTTCTATGACGGTCCAAATCCTTTGGGCGTTGATATGTATCCCTTTACGCCTTTTGTTGGGTATCATGATCTTGCCAATAATAATTATTCGTTCCGTTATCAAGGGATAATTAGAAATATTCGCGATTCTCAATACCTTTTGAACTACAGGACACAGCTAGAGAGCGATTTATTGGCTGCGCAGTTCTCTGGTGTAGATGTAGAAGAGGATGCGCTTATTGATGATAGTGATGCATTCAAGGTAGGTCCAGGTAAAGTCAGGTATTTGAAGAAAGGAAGATTGAATGCTATCGTGGACAAGCCAGGGGCTAATATCAACCCTGCGAACTTCGAAGTTACTGCACGGTATAAAGAAAACGTTCAGTCCCTTGCAGGTGTCACGCCAGAATTGCTGGGACAAGCAGAAGACAGTGATGTGGGTATTACAGAGCAATTGCGTCAAGGTGCAGCTCTCACCACTTTACAAGAGTTATTCGACAATCTCGACCTATCACAGCGTAACGCTGGCAGGTTACATTGGGCGATTATTCAGAAAAATTATACTTTGGGAAAAGTCCGAAGGATGCTTGCGGAAGAACCGACCAATGAATTCCGTGACAAATCTTTCCAAAAATATGACGCAGTTGTTGCCAATGCGCAGCTTACTAACACAACCCGACAATTAGCTTTTGCCCAGAAATACCAACTATGGAAAGACGGTTTACCTGTTCCAATCGACCAATTGCTTAGCGATGTTGACATTCAAGATAAAGATAAGATGATCGAAGGTATAAAGAAACAACAAGAAGCCCAACAGCAACAAGAGCAGAAGATGGCTGAGTTGCAAATGGAAAACCAAAGAATTGTCAATGAGAGCTTACAATCTAAGGCTATGAGCGATCGCGCACTTGCACAAGAACGTATTCAAAAAGGACAATTAGAACAATTCCAGATTGCAACGGCACATAATAAATCTAAGCATGAGCTTGCATCTGCTCACTTGGATGAAATTAAAGCTGCGAAGGAAGTTGAATCTATGGGTGTTGACAACTTTGTAAAGGTTTTTCAGTTGATAGAAAATATTACAAAAAGACAAGATGAAAAAGAATTAAAACAACAAGAGGTTCGAAATGGGACAGAGCTATAAGAATACATCGTCGGGTGGGAGTGGAAAAGGTAACATTGGGGCGCATTATTCTCCAATTAAAGAGAATGTTGATCCAAAGCCACCAGCTGGAGCAAGCAATAGTTATGAGCAAGTGAGGAAGAAGATCGATGCAAAAGACGATCGTGCTTTAGCTCATAAGCCATATACTCGCGACAAGATGAATAACAAATAATTTGTGACAGGGGTGCTGGTTTCCACAGCATTGCATCTAAGTACGCCTGAAAACCGAAAAGATCACCCTGTTGCTTTTTTTAAAGGATAATAATATGTCAAGAATCAAGATTATTCAGGAAGCAGTTAAGCCTTCTGTGCCAAGTAGTAAAGAACTAAGTACGAAACAAGATAGATATCAAAACACAGGTAAACCACCTTTGCAGATGTCTAAATCATTTAGCCCTCAAGCTAAAATACAGAAACAGAATTCGGGAGAGAAATAAAATGAAAAGTAAAAAAAAGGAAATGCCTCATAAAGACGTCAAGCAAGATAAAGAATTGTTTGGTAAGATGATGAAGAAAGAAATGCCTAAGATTAAAAAATCAATGAAAGGATGTAAATAAGATGAATAAACCAGTTTCGCCTTGGTCAGGCACTAAAGGTTTACATAAAGAAGAAAAAGCAGTTAAACCAAAAATGTCTGAAAAAAGTATGATAAAAGGCGCAAGAAAGGTAGCAGTAAGATTGGCAAAGAAAAAATGATTTGCAATGATTGTAATAAAATAATGGATACAAAAGATTACAGATATGTAGTTACCTCCGTTCCTTGTGATACTGCAATTTATATAAAACCTTTTTCTAAGGCATATTGCATGATGTGTATAGGAAAATTAAATAACATTTTTGGAGATAATTTTGATGAAGATTCAAAAACCAAAGGTTAAGCCAAAACCATCAAAGCCTGAAGTTATGAAGTATTCCAAAGAATCTCTGCGCAATGCAGCACGGCATATGAAGGTGCATGGTGGCTAGACCTAACGAATTTAATCTTCAGGAAGCTGCCTGTAAAGTCTATTCTGTTCTCTTGAAGAATCCAACATCCAGAGACTCAGATAGAATACTCCTTTCCAAGATTTGGGGCAATGAAATAGAGCAATTGGGAGAAGTAAAGAGCTTTATTGATATGTTTGAGTCAGGGCTTCTTTCTAATCCAGAGACTATTTGCCGTATGAGACGGAAGCTGCAAGAAGTCCAACCAAGTCTCAGAGGTGAAAAGTGGGATTCTAGGCACAACATGGAAGGCAGTATTTGCCAACAATTAACCTTTTTTGATAGGTGGTAAATGGCTTATGAATGGGGGAATATACCCTATGAAGAATTTACAAAAATCCGTGGCGATCATACTCGACATATAGAACAATTATGGGATGAAATTCATAAATTAAAAGAAAGAATATTAATTTTGGAGAATAAGAATGACAATGATCCCCCCAAAGATCAAGAAACTTCCAGGACTTAGAAAGCCCGCAGTCGGTTACATTTCGAAACCATCTCAAGGCTCAGCGCATAGTAATCGCTCGCTCTATATGGGTGGAGCGAAGATGGTTCGATAATGATTTGCACGACTAATTTTGGAATTAGAAAATTTGATGCTTATAAATATCAAAGACGAGTTATCGACTTTGGAAAACATACTGAAAAGGTTTGTCCTTCTTGTAAAAGAAAATTATCTTTAGATAACTTTTACGATGCAACAAAAAAAGACAAACCAGATAAAAAATATAAATATTCAAGATGCAAGGAATGTGTGAGTTTTGAATCTCACATGAGATATAAAAAAAGTAAAATTAAACAACCTTGCCACTAATCATATAATCTTCAATCTTATCAATCTTATCAGCACAATATTTACGTAGCATCGCTACGTATTTGGCATCAAATTTACTTGGATTGGCAAGGATGTAATTAAGTGTTTCTTTGTTTGGGATACACCATTCAAATTTTACATTTCCACCATCGGTAACACTCCATAAATAATGGTCATGTCCTTGATATGGGCTTGGCCTAGTTCTTCTGCACTGCGGGTAGATACGCATAGCATTTTGGGCATACGGCTCTTTTTGTACCCAGATATGTATGTAATACCTGCCTTTCGTCCCTCTTTCGTGCTCTTTCTGCACACATTCTTCAATAATAGACTTAAACTTATTCATAATAGACGGCATCGTCTCACCGATTTCCTGTCTATCAGTCATCTTTCTGGCCTCTTGCATGAGCTGGCCATATGTCTTGTCGCTATTCTTTACCATATTTCTCAACTTTTTTATTGATATATATTTAAAAATTTATATATACGTGTGATTATATAGCTGTCAAATACAATTTTGACAAATGGCGCAACTGAGACATCGCCAATCTCAAAGGAAAAGCATGAGTTCACAAGAAGTACAGACCCAATTACCTGACGTGGTCGACCAGGCTCTAGAAACCCATGAGAAGAAGTCTCCGCAAGAGAGTTTTGCAGAGCTTCGAAAGGCTAAAGAGGATCTTGAACGACAACTTTGGCAAGCACAGAAAGAAAGGGAAATGTATGAGAAGCAGATGCAGATGCAAGCGCAGTATCAGCAAAAGCAAGCTCCAGTAGTACCTGAGGAAGAGGAATTTGATTTTAGAACGTTGGAGCAGCAAGAGTTTCCCGATGGGAAAAACATTGCGAAAGCCTTCAACCAATTCAACAAGAAGCTTAATGAAAAAGATAAGCGGATTGCTGAAGCAAATCAGAAGCTTCAAGTGCTCGAGACAGCCACAGAATTTGCCGACTTCAAGACCGTCGTTACGCCTGAAAATATTGAAAAATATATCAGAAACGACGAAGACAACCAGGAAGCCGTGCAGAAAGCTGCCAATCCTTTGAGAAAAGTGTATTCACTAATCAAAAAAGAATTAGAAAGACAAGAGTTAAGAGATTTCAAAACGAAAGCGTCTGTATCTCAAGAGCAAAGGCGAGTCGATGAAAAGGATTCAAAACCAAAGCTGGGTAGTCTAGGGGTTCGCTCCGAAGCTGTGTCCGCTGCGGCTGCAATGTCTAATTCAAAGATGAGCAAGCAAGAGAAGGCTGCGCTTTGGAAAGAAACTATGTCGGCAGCTCGAAAGTAAAACAGCTTTACATGGTTTGATTCGTCCTAACCTAGAGGTTAAGACACATGTCAGGACCAACAACCACAAGCATCTTGCCACCAGCTGTACAACAACAGCTTAGCATGAAACTGCTTGCTCGTCCTATGCCAGACTTAATCCATACGACAATGGGCTACCCCATAACGATGGATCAACAAGCTGGCGATATTCTGAGACGCCGACGCTATCAGAACTTGCTTACTGCACCTATTCCTTTGGGAAATGGTATTGTCGACCCTCCAGCGCAGCAATTGACTGCCTTGGATGTCGATGCACGTATCGATTGGTACGGAACATACATAATTCTTCAAGAACAAGTTATGCTGATAAATGAAGACCCTAAAATGAATGGGGTCTATAAACCAACTCTGATTGACTTGGAAGCCCTAGCTGCCTAAGCAGTAGGGCGACAAGGCGCAAGGTCATATTGTTGTTTTAAAGGATGATTATGAAATCTACTATTGAGTTTACGAAGTTCAACCATACACTCATAACGAAGATTATGTATTTCTTCGTTGTTATTGTATTTGGAAATGCGTTTTCCATTTTCAAAGGTTGTTCGCATTCTCATCATGATTTCACAATGCCTCTGTTTAACTTTAAGATATGGATGAATGAGTGGCAAAAGTTGCGTAAGTGTTTGACCAGTAATTTGAGCATTATGAATTTCTTTTTCAAATTCTCTTTTTCTATCAGTGGATTTCCATTGATTATTATTGGTACTTTTAAACGTTTCTGCAATCCATCTCATAACATTAGCATCGGTATTACAAATTTTGATGTAGGTATGATAATTAGGATGTTTGTTTCCAGCAGCAGATTTGGTTTGAAACATTCCTATGAAAAAACATCCCTCACCATCAATAAATCCTGCCAAATATGCTAAGTCTGTATCTTTAAACATGGTACTCCTTTGTTGTTTAAAACAGTAGTATCATAAACAGAATAACAATTAATGTCCAGCGTAAACGACTAAGTGAGATGGACTCGAAAGAGTATGCGATAGTCTGAACACGACGAATAAATAAAGGTCGTGAGGGAATGTCGAAGAACTTCCCCGCCTATATAATATGTAGGTCATGAAAGTAACAGAAAGGTTCTAAACAGTGCTGTGAGCACACTTGGACAATCTTTAAGAGAAACTGAGGATCAACTTGCCAGGTCGATGATGGAAGGGGCTGCGCCTCCGATTAATTGTACCTCTGGTACAAATGGAGACAACCCGACCAATATCAGCCCATTGGATTGTTCGAAAGCCGTTCGCTTATTGCGCACTGCCAACGCACAGTTCATTATGGATCTGATTGAAGGCGAAGATAAATTCGGCACCGCTCCCGTTCGTACCTGCTTCTTTGGCCTAACTCATACGAATCTTTCGGCTGACTTAGATCAGATGGTTGGATTCCAGAACGTAGCTCAATACTCAAATACAGCTAATTTGCTGCAATCTGAGTGGGGTGTGATGCGTAACATTAGATTCCTGCTTTCATCCTTGGGATCTATTTCGCCAAATGCTTCTGCCAACGGTCAAGATGTCTACAACATCTTTATCCCAGGCCAAGAGTCATACGACATGGTGGACCTAGACGGTTATTCCGCTCAGTTCATCTATGCACCGCCAGAAATTGCTTCACCTCGCTTGAGATTATATCAAACGGCTGGTTGGAAAATGGCGCAAGTATTCAACGTTACAAACACTAGCTGGATCGTCAACTTACGTTGCACGCTCGGCGTAGCAATATAGGAGGTTGAATATGTCTGGTAGCACACAAATAGTAAATGGAACATTCGTTAACGTTTCATCTACACCAAAATATATTCCTATTCCGAATCAAATTTCTAAATTCCAATTGTGGAACTTGACTTATTCGGGTCAAACTGCACTTGGTATTACTGGTTCTTTGACTTCTGATAAGATTGTAGAAGGGCTTTTCTTGCCTTCCTATATGTCTTCTGGAACTGGAATTATTAAGCAAAACGGAACTGTTGCAGGAACTATTGCACCTTATCAAAATGGCGTGATGACTATCAACGGATTTAGTCTTTACGACAGTTCCATTTGTACTCAAGGACCAACAATTGCAGTATCCAGTTTTACCCCTGGACAGCCTACGGTATTTGTAACAGGAACAAACCACGGTTTTCAAGTTGGAGACAACGTGAGAATCGTGAATATGACTACATCGCCTGAATTGGGCGGTCTTATCATGACTGTTACGGCTACTAACGGAACTAACCAGTTTACTACTTTACTAGACTCAACCAACTCTTTAACAAGCGTCGGATCTGTTTATAAAGTTGGTAATGCTGCCGTAATGGATTGTTCTTTGTATTATCCACAAAATAGAGCTATTGCAAAAATTACTTTAGCTAATCCGATGGTAGTTACTACCTTGGTTCAGCAGAATTATCAAATTGGTGATGTAGTTAGGTTTAATATTCCAACAGTTTTTGGAATGCAACAACTTAATACTACACAAAATGGGTTGCCAGTGCAATTCACTGTTATTGCGGTAAACAACGCTGTGGGAACGCAAACTGTAACTGTTGCCGTAGATTCTACAGCATTTACAGCTTTTGCATGGCCTTTGGCAGCAACTTACCCATTTAGTCTACCTGTAATGATTCCTCAGGGTGAAGGAAATATTAATAACTTTTCATCTTTTGGTGTTGTTCCAGCTCCTTTGCCTTACGGGAACCAAAACATTTTAGGTTTTGCAAGACAAAACTTAGGATCAAGAGGGGTTCTTATTGGTGCTGGGGATGGTACGAACAGCGCGACAACTGGTGGCATTATCGATGCTGAAGTGTCAGCATGGTACTGGGAAGCGACCACAGTCGAGCAGTCGTTCTTTAGTTAAAAATTTGGAAGGGGGTAACGTGCCCCCTCCCTTTTTTTGTTTATTTTTATCAATATATAAATTTAAGTTGACATTATGGTAAAACAAAAGAAAGTCAAAAAACCAGAGGTTCACATGACGAATGAAGCAGAAGTCGAAGTCCTAAACCAAGAATTGGACTTAGTGCGAATTGAATTGCAGAAGACAAAACTTGAGATTGAAAAAGTAAAAGCTGAAGAAAAAGATCTCATCGAGAGAAGGCAGTTGAGGGAATTAGATGAAGTTGAAAAGAAGGCTAATGACAAATTGATTGCGACTAGAGTTGAAGGTCGAGTACTTGAGGATAAGATTTCTTCTCAGAAATCTTATGACAATGTCAAGGTAACAGGCCGCTTTATGAATCGACGTGCTCCTGGTAATTCAGCAAAACTGACTTATATGAAATATGCTGATGACCCTGTGAAGTGGTACACATTTAATGATGGCGCAGTTTACACAATTCCACGTGGTTTCGCTGACCAAATTAATGAGTATTACCATAGACCGCGCTTTATTCAGAAAGAGGGTCCATTAGACCCAAGTAATCCTAATCAGATTAACGAAGTGGATACTTCGAATAAAAGCTATGCCTTTGTACCTACGACCTTTGGATAATGTAAAGCTGGATTTACAATGACTGTTATGTATTACCCTGGTTATTCACAGGTCATTATCACCCCGAATTTAAGGACTAGGACGATCTTATCCATCACCAATGCATCGCCTATGGTTGTTACTACTGATGGCGACCATGGTTATGTAGCTGGGATGGAAGTTAGGTTCCTTATCCCTACGGCATTTGGCATGCAGGAATTGAACAAATTTGACGCGGTGCAAGTGATTGCGATTACAGCAGACACTTTGACAATGAAAATAGATTCATTGCAATTTACTGCCTTTCAATACCCAGTGTCATTGCCCACGGCCTATACGCCTCCGTCCGTAATCCCGAATAACTCAGGGCCTTACTTGCCTCCTCAGCCATTGCCTTATGGCAATCAGACGAGCTTTGAAGGAACTGTTTACAATGCAGGACAACCATAATGGTTACTAAATTAGAGATGAGAAACACGGTAAGGAGGATGACGGCTCGTTATTCTCCTGCGCAGATGAGCGATACGCAGGTAGATCGCTATTTGAATTTGGCTTACACGTTGCATTTTCCTGAGCAATTCAAGAACTTGAAGCTGACTAAGCCGCTTGTTTTCTTGACGACGCCTAATGTTGATACATATCAATTTGTCTATCAGAATGGGTTGAGTGTTGCCCCTAGTGGTGATCCAGTGCCTGGTAATATCACGATTAATCCACCTTGTTATTGCCAAGGATATCTGCTTCGCTACTTCCAAGATAAGACGACATTTTATAATCGCTGGCCGAATCTTTCTGTTAACCAGATTATCAATAGAGGGGGTAAGGCCGCAAATGTGGCTTATACTGGCACGATCCCACCATTTCCATTTTATCGCGCCCAACTTGATATTTTCGGAAATGTTACGGAAGCAGCGGTAATTATCTCAGCCTTCGATGATACAGGGTTTACCTATACTTTGACGGATGCGCCTATTGCTGGGACAAATACAGGTAATTTAGTTGAGGCTGACGGTACTGTCGTTACTGGGGGGGTAAATTATTTGACAGGTGCTTATTCGTTTATTCCGTCGAATTCGGCAGTTATTCCATCCGCAGCGAATATTTATGCAGCCGTCGTGCCTTATCAAGCTTCGCGTCCTGTGGATGTGCTTTTCTATAATCAACAGATAGTTTTTAGGCCATGTCCTCTGCAAGTCTATCAAGTGGAATTCCAGATAAGCCAGCAGCCTATGGACATGATCGCTGATAGTGATAGTCCAGAATTGGATGAATGGTATCTGTTTATTTGTGCTATTGCATCCAAGCTTATTTACACCGACTTT